AGACCGGGTAGTTGACGGAGACACCTGCGATGTCAATTTAGACTTGGGCTTTTCTATTATTCTAGCAAAACAACGAGTCCGTCTTGTAGGAATAGATACCCCCGAATCACGGACCAGAGATCTAGCAGAAAAGAAACTCGGGCTACAGGCTAAAGACTTATTAAAAGAATTAACACAAGATGGTTTTGTTTTGGAATCACAGGGGCGCGGCAAGTACGGACGTATTCTTGGCGTGTTGTGGGATTTTGATGGCAACAGTATTAACCAAAAATTAATTGAAGCAGGGCTGGCTGTAGAGTATTGGGGTGGCACTAAAGTTAAAATCTGGGGCGATTATTAATGAAAAAGAAATCAGAGATTCGAATTTTTGCTGACAATGCTCAAAAAAAAGCAAAAATTAGAAGTGTTGGCGGAAACTATGAATTTAATGGCGGCAGTTTAAGTGGACGAGTTAATTTAGGCGCAGGAAGCCCAAGCTTTACGGGTCGGCTTGAGAAAAAAATGCGTGACGCAACTGTTGGTTTAAGCGGCGGCGCGGGTTCTTTCGATAAAGAAATTATGTTTGACATAGCTTTTCCTTTTAAAAAAGGCGGTGCTGTTAAAAAGAAAAAAGCTAAATCCAGAGTTAACGAGTCGGGTAACTATACAAAACCTTCGCTACGCAAACGACTATTTAGCCGGATTAAGTCTGGAGGCAAGGGCGGTAAACCCGGTCAGTGGTCTGCACGGAAAGCGCAGATGTTAGCTAAAGCATACAAAGATGCGGGCGGAGGATATCGGTCGTAATGGCGCTTAAAAAGCCACAGAAGTCTTTAAAAAAATGGACTAAACAAAAGTGGCGTACTAAGTCGGGCAAAAAATCTTCTAAAACAGGAGAACGGTATTTGCCAGAGAAAGCGATTAAACGTTTAAGCGCAAAAGAATACGCAGCCACAACTCGCAAAAAGCGAGAAGATACGAAAAAAGGCAAACAGCACAGTAAGCAACCGAAGAAGATAGCAAAGAAAACTAGGCGGTATAGGAAGAAATAATGGGTTTTAAGCTTGCAATTATACTAGGCGCACTTTTACTGGCTTCGTTGGCTGGCTCTGCTTCGTACATTAAATACCTTAACAACCAGATGGCGGTGCTTAAAGGCAATCAAGTCATATTAGAAAACCAAATAGAAGAACAGAATGCGTCAATAGATGCGTATCTAAAAAAGCAAGAGCAGGTTAGTTTTCAGTTAAAAAGCATGGAAGCAGAAAAAAACGAAGCATTGCGAGAGTTCAACAGCCTCAGAGACAAGTTCTCTAAGCACGACATGAACAGCCTAGCACTAGCCAAACCTAAACTTATTGAAACAAGAGTCAACAACGGTACGCGCAAGGTAAAAGAAGCGTTGGTAAAGATTACTGATCCTAACCAGTTTGAACCACAGGAAGAGCCTGTTGAAACACCAGAGATAAAAATAGAGGTTCCAGATGCGAAAGCTGATATTCGCGGTTAGCTTACTGTTGGTTGGTGGGTGTTCGATGATGCCCAATACCAAACAAGTAGATGTTAAAACCATAGCGGAGCGCCCGCCTATGTACCACCCTCCATTACCAATGGAAATGCAGTTAACGGATGTGCAATTTGAGGTACTAACACCCGAAACTATGACAACCTATCTTGGCTTGATTGACGAAAACAAAGCACCGCGCAAACCCTACTATGCGCTGACTACTAAACAATACGAAAACTTAGCCATGAATATGGCTGAAATTAAAAGATATACCAAAAACATACTAACTATTGTAAAGTTTTACCGAGACTATGATAAAGGGGAAGACTAATGTTTGAATGGATAACCAATCTTATAGGCATTGTGACCACTATTGTATGCGCTGCAAGTTTTATTGCTGCGGTAACTAATACGCCAAAAGACGACGAGCTTTTGGGTAAGTTTTACAAGGCAATTGAGTTACTTGCTTTGAATGTAGGAAAGGCAAAAATGTTGCCTCCGAATAAAGAATAATGAGCATTTTAGAACTTATATTTATTGGTTTAGTAGGCTATGCAGCGTATGAGTTGTTTAAGAAACAGCCTAAAAAACCCGTAAAAAAAGAAGTTGCTAAAGTAGAGGCTGTAGCTAAAGTTAGAAAAAAAGCACCCGCAAAAAAGAAAAAACCCGCATGAAAGAAAACTTAGACACGTCTATCGAAGAAGTTTTAAAACACGAAGGTGGTTATGTTAATCACCCGGAAGATCCGGGCGGAGCTACAAACCAAGGTATTACTAAAAAAACCTACGAGCGTTTTTTAGAACGACCTGTTTCTATCGAGGAAATACAAAACATACCGATACAACATGTTAAAGAAATTTATGAAAAAAACTATTGGAATGCGGTAAAGGCAAATGACCTACCTTCCGGCGTAGATTTTTCTGTTTTTGACTGGGCCGTGAACAGTGGGCCGCGACGCGCTATACAAGGTTTACAAAAAGCGGTAGGTTCTACGGCAGACGGTCTTATAGGTCCAAATACTTTAAAAGCAGTAGCAAGTGCAGATCCAATTAGTATAATTAGCGAGCTGCATAAAGAACGTGAAATGTTTTATCGAGACTTAACCACGTTTAAAACGTTTGGTAAAGGTTGGATACGAAGAAACAACGAAACACAAAATATCTCTTTAGCTATGTCAAATGTTTAAAATATAGGATATATTAAGAATACATTTGAAAATCTAAGATATTTATGGATACAATACAACTTGCTCAGTTTGTTCAAAAAACAATCAGAGACAGAAAAGCCCTTGTTTTAGAAGTACTGGAAAACAATGGGGTTAATTCAATGGAACAGTACAAAGAGTTAATGGGCGAGATGATTGCTCTTAACTATGTTTTACAGGAACTCACGAGCCTTTTAGAAAAACAGGAGCTAAATGATGGTTGAAGCCGTTAAAAGCGTAGCAGAAGAAGTCGATAATATTTATGTAGAACCCGATAACCGGGTGCTAGATCCCACCTTACTAGATCAAAGTTTAATAGATCGTATGCCTACACCTACTGGTTGGCGTATGCTTATTTTACCGTATCGTGGAAAAGGCACCTCCGAAGGGGGAATACACATACCAGATAAGGTTTTAGACGACGGTCAGATACAAACCGTAGTGGGTTATGTATTAAAACAAGGACCGTTAGCGTACAAGGATACGGCAAAGTTTCCTAGTGGGCCTTGGTGTGAAGAAAAACAATGGGTAATTTTTGCTCGTTATGCGGGATCTCGGTTTCGTATTGACGGGGGCGAAGTTCGTATCATTAACGATGACGAAGTTTTGTCCACAATTACCGACCCCGACGACATCTTAAACTTTTAGAGGCAAACAACCATGTCACAAACTCAAGAAAAGGCTTACGAGCCGGATGACGGAACCGTCAACCTAAACTTCGAAGAAGAAGCCGCAGAAGTTACTATTGAAGAACCCGAAGTAGAATTAGCAGAAGATCAAGCTGCGGAAGTAGATTTAAGCCCAGAAACTTCGGAAGAAGCACCCTCTGAGCAAGAAGAATACGGGTCTTCTGTTCAAAAAAGAATTGACCGCTTAACCAAAAAAATGCGTGAAGCGGAAAGGCAAAGAGAAGAAGCTATACGTTACGCCCAAAATGTAGCAAAAGAGGCGGAAGAAACTAAACAAAAATTAAATCAATTGGACAAGGGCTACATGGACGAATACGGAGGAAGAATCTCCGTTGAGCAACAGCAAGCCGAAGAAGCTTTAAAACGTGCTGTAGAAATGGGCGATACGGAAGCTACTGTGGAAGCTCAGAAAAAAATGACTCAGATGGCTGTAGCCCAAGAACGCTACAATATGGCTAAAGCACAGCAAGAACAGTATGAACAGCAGCAATCACAACAACAGGAGCAGCCGCAACAAGTTCAGCAGCAACCTGTAGAACAAAAACCGGATGCAAAAGCCGAAAAGTGGGCTGAAAAGAACTCTTGGTTTGGTCAAGATGAGGCTATGACTTTTGCTGCTTTTGGTTTGCACAAAAAAATGGTTGAAGAAGAAGGATTTGACCCGCAAAGCGATGAATACTATAGTGAGTTAGATTCACGGATACATAATACGTTTCCGCAAAAATTTAATACGGCTCCCAGCAAGAAAACCGCCCAAACCGTAGCTGGAGTTAGCCGCAATACTGGAAATGGGCGCAATAACAAGAAGGTTAGACTCACCCCTAGCCAAGTAACTATTGCTAAACGATTGGGTGTGCCGCTTGAAGAATACGCGAAATACGTGAAGGAGTAATGAAAATGACTGAAGAGACAAAAAAAGGCTTTGAAGGCGTAAACAGAACTTCCCGCGCAAAAAACACTAGGGAGAAGACCAGTCAGCGTAAACCTTGGTCACCCCCGTCTATGTTAGACGCTCCACCTGCACCCGAAGGGTATAAGCATCGTTGGATTCGTGCTGAAGTTAGGGGGTTTGACGACCGCCAAAACATTTCAGCAAAATTACGAGAAGGTTATGAACTTGTTCGTAGTGATGAATTTCCAGACTTTGAAGCCCCTGTTGTAGATTCAGGTCGATTTGAAGGAGTGTTTGGAGTAGGCGGTTTAGTACTCGCAAGAATACCTATTGAAATCATTGAAGAGCGCACGGAGTATTTTAAGAATAAAAACGCCGATCAAATGGAAGCAATAGATCACGACTTAATGCGAGAAAACTCTCATTCGACTATGACGATTGGTAGTCCCGAACGTCAGACTCGTGTAACTTTTGGCGGGCCTCGTGATAAATAATTCGATGCCCATAGGAGAAAATAAAAATGGCTAATCTTAATGGAAGCTTTGGCCTACGTCCTTTGAGTAAATTGGGCGGAGGTGCTAACTCCACTGGTCTTACAGGCTATTCTCCCTATGAAATTGCCAGTGACAACTCTGATAAAATATACCACGGACAATTGGTTATTCCTCTTGCTTCTGGGTACATTGACCACACGGCTAACGCCGCTGGTGGAACAGTAAGTCACCTTGGTGTTTTTCAAGGGTGTCAATATGTCTCAAGTGTCAATGGAAAAACAATTTGGAGCAACTACTGGCCCGGATCTGGGGCAGACAGTGACTTTCCTGTCCAAGCATTTATAAATGACGACCCTAGTCAGCTATATGTGATTGCAACGGATGCTTCATGGACTAGTAAGGCAAATGCTCGCGCAAGTGTCTTTTTAAACGCAAGTCTATCTACCGGAATAACTGGAACAGACTCTACAGGTCTGTCTCTTGGTCGGTTGGCTATTAGCACTCTTGCTACAACTAACAGTCTATCACTTCGTGTGTTAGGTTGGGTTGAAGACGAAGCTAATTCAGACTTTGCATCTGCCGGAATCGGCGCAATTGTTCGGTTGAACAACTCCTTCAATGCACCTACGGGTTCAATTGCTGCGGGTACACCTTCAACCACTGGCGTATAAGGAGGCTAAAAAATGGCTATTTCTCGCGCACAACTAGCGAAAGAGTTAGAACCGGGCCTTAACGCCTTGTTTGGCTTAGAGTATGACCGCTATGAAAGAGAGCATACTGAAATCTTTGACGAAGAATCTTCAGACCGAGCGTTTGAAGAGGAAGTGATGCTTGCGGGCTTCGGCACCGCTCCTGTTAAGTCAGAAGGCAGCGCAATATCGTTTGATGACGCACAGGAAACTTACACTGCTCGTTATACTCACGAAACTATTGCACTTGCGTTTAGCATTACTGAAGAAGCTATTGAAGACAATCTTTATGATCGTCTAGCAAGTCGATATACCCGTGCATTAGCACGATCCATGTCACAAACCAAGCAGATAAAAGCCGCTTCAATTTTGAACAACGCTTTTTCTACTGGTGCTAACGTGATTGGTGACGGAGTTGCACTTTGTTCTGCAAGCCATCCTTCACTCAGCGGCAACCAAAGCAATGTTTTGTCTACTGCTTCTGATTTGAATGAGACTTCTTTAGAGCAAATGTTAATTGACGTTGCTGGAGCAACTGACGAACGCGGACTAAAAGTCGCTATTCGCG